AATAGTTTTAAACAGTGGAGATGTGTTGAAAGGTCAAGCCAATACTGCATCAAGTGTTGACGTTTGGTTAAGCCGTGTAGATGCAATTAGTACATAAGGAGAATAAATGGCTGAGATAAATGAACAAGTTTACGTAGGTGATAGAGTAGCTGAAACTAGCATTCATCACCATGCAGCAACTTTTACTAGACCTATGGTAATAGAAAGTGCTGTGTTAGCTGGTCCCGTAACTTTTAGTGCAACAGTGACCGTAACTGGAACGTTGGTAGTAATATAATGAGTAAAATAGAAGTAAATACAATAGATGTACAATGTGGTTCAACGCTTACAGTTGGGTCATCTGGTAAAACTGTAACACTTGCAAGTGGTGCATCTCAAACAGGTTTTGGTCGTACTGGAACTGTAGATTGGTGTACAACAGCTAAAACATCTCCGTTTACTGCTGTATCAGGCGATGGTTTTTTTGTTAACACAACGAGTGGTGCAATTACAGTGACACTACCTTCATCTCCTTCAGCTGGTGATATAGTTTCAGTTTCAGATTATGCAAAAACTGCTGCTTGTAATGCCATTACAGTAGGAAGAGGTGGTTCAAAAATAGATGGATTATGTCAAGATTTAATTTTAGATACAAATGGTATTGCAACAACTTTAGTTTATGTTGATGCAACAAAAGGCTGGAAGCCAGTAAATTCAAATGAAGTAACAAATGCTGTAAAATATGTTACAGCTACTGGTGGTACAGAGACAACTTGCGGTGATTTTAAAATACATACATTTACAGCAGATTCAAATTTTGTTGTTAATTGTGCAGGTAATGCAGCAGGTTCTAATACTGTTGATTATTTAGTGGTAGCAGGAGGTGGATCAGGAGGTCATTTTATTGGTGCTGGAGCTGGTGCAGGAGGTTTTAGAGTTTCAAATAGTTATTCAACACCAGCACCCACAATGTCACCTTTAGCAAGTCCAACAGGTTTACCAGTATCGGCTCAAACTTATTCAGTAACAGTAGGAGCAGGTGCAGCATTTCAAGATTCTCCTGCAACTTATCCTCAAAGACAAGGTTCAAATTCAGTTTTTTCAACAATTACTTCTGCTGGTGGAGGAGGTGGTGGTTATTTTCCAGCAGAACCAGGTTCGCCAGTTCCTAAAGCAGTTGGAGCGCCTGGAGGTTCAGGTGGTGGTGGAGATTACAACTGTGCTCCTGGTGGATTTCCTAATGGTAATCCAGGTGGAACAGGTAATATTCCGTCAGTCAGTCCCCCTCAAGGCAATCCTGGTGGAGCAGGTTTTTCTTATCCTGGTTCAAGTCAGGCAGCTCCAGGTGGCGGAGGCGGTGCAGGTGCAGCTGGACAAGATGCTCCCACAGGTGGAACTACAGGAAATGGAGGCATAGGTTCTTTTATAGCAACAACTGGTTTTGGAGGAAGTAATGGAACAACAGGACCAGTTCCTAATGTTAGATATTTCGCTGGTGGAGGTGGTGGAGGTGGTTACTCAAGCTCAAGTGGTGGAGACCCTGGAGCAGGGGGTGGTGGAGAAGGAGCAAACAATCCTAACATGCCTCCCGCAATAAATGGTGTGGCTAATACTGGTGGCGGTGGTGGAGGTGAAGGAGGTCATCCCTCTCCAGGTCCAGCAGGTGGAACAGGAGGATCTGGTATTGTAATAATAAGATATAAGTTTCAAAATTAATGACAAGTGCAATTAAAGTAGATAACATACAAAAAGTTTCAGACGGATCAAACATTATTAAAAAGTGTGGATCAACAATTACAATTGGTTCTTCAGGACAAACTGTTTCTGTTGCTTGTGGAGCAACCACATCAGGCATGGGAAGAACTGGAACTGTAAATTGGTGTACTACAGCAAAGACAAGTCCTTTGACTGTAGAAAATGGTAAAGGTTATTTTATAAATACAACTAGCGGAGCTATTACAGTTACATTACCAGCTAGTCCTTCTCAAGGAGATATTGTTGCATTTAAAGATTATGCAAAAACTTGGGACACTAACGCTGTTACAGTTGCAAGAAATGGCTCTAAAATTGCTAGTTCTTGTTCTTGTGCTACATTAGATACAGAAGCTCAATCAGTAACTTTAATATACGTTGATGGAACACAAGGTTGGATTGATATTAACGACTCAACTTCTAATGTTAGAGGAGCTGCCTTTGTTACAGCAACTGGTGGAGATGCTACAATTACTGACGGTGATTTTAAAATTCATGTCTTTACAAGTTCAGGATGCTTTGCTGTATCTTGTGCAGGAAATGTAGGTGGGTCAAATTCAGTAGAATATATGGTTGTTGGTAGTGGAGGTGGAGGAGGTAGAGCACCTACCTCACCAACAATATTTGGTGGTGGTGGAGGAGGAGCTGGTGGTTGGAGAGCCTCTGCTGGAACATCAACAGGTGGACCTTTTACAGCTGGACCAGCACCTTTAGTTGGCTGTGTTGCAGCTTTAGCTGTACCAGTTCAGACTTATCCTATAACTATTGGAGCAGGAGGAACAGCAGGAGCTCCTGCCGACAATGGTGGCGCAGGAAATGCTTCAATTTTTAGTTCAATTACTTCAGCTGGAGGAGGTTTTGGAGCCGGTGGTTCTGGTAACCCAGGTGGAAATGGTGGAAGCGGAGGTGGAGGCGGAACTGGCCCAAGTCCAAGTGCTGCTAGTTTAGCAGGAGGGTCAGGAAATACTCCCCCTGTAAGTCCACCACAAGGAAACAATGGTAGTGCATCTAATTATCAAACTAATACATATTTTGGTGGAGGCGCAGGTGGTGGTGCCGGAGCTGTAGGAGGCACTCCTTCAGGTAACAGTGGAGGACTAGGAGGAACTGGAGTTGGAACTGGAATTTTTCCATCACCACAAGCACCTAGTTATGGCGCTCCTGGTCCAGATGGTGCATTAAGATATTTTGCTGGAGGAGGAAGTGGAGCAGGTTTAACAAATGATCCAACTGATCCAAGTAGAATTCCAGTAGGAGGTGGTGGAGCAGCAGGAGGATGTTATCCAGCAGGTTCTAACGTTACAAATGGAGTATCAGGCACAGCAAACACTGGTGGTGGCGGAGGATCTGGAGGCAGAGGAGGTACTTCTGGCGCTGGAGGTTCTGGTGTAGTAGTGATAAGATATAAATTTCAATAATGAGTACAATTAAAGTAAATAAATTAGAACAAAGATCAGGGTGCACAGCCACAGTTGGTGGCGGTGCTGGTAAAACTGTTACTGTAGATGCTACTACGGTTACACTCGGAAGGTGCGGTGGAACAGTTTCATTAGCGTCAGGTGCATCACAGACAGGGTTTGGTCGAACTGGAACTGTAAATTGGTGTACAACTGTAAAAACAAGTCCTTTTACTGCAACGAGTGGTAGTGGATTTTTTGTAAACACAACATCAGGTGGTGTAACAGTGACTCTTCCTAGCTCTCCTAGTGCAGGAGACATAGTATCTGTTTTAGACTACGCAAATACTTCAGCTTGCAATAATATAACAGTAGGTAGAGGTGGATCAAAAATTGATGGAGTATGCATTGATGGAACTATAGATGGTAATGGTGAAGGCGTAACTTTAATTTTTGTTGATTCAACAGAAGGATGGAAAACTGTCAATACCGCAGACAAACAAATAGATACTGCAAGTTATGTTGAGGCTACAGGTGGAAATACCACAGTAACTTGTGGTGATTGGAAAATTCACGTATTTACAGCAAACGGATGTTTTCAAGTAACAAAAGCAGGTAACGCTGGTGGTTGGAATAAAATAGATTATTTAGTAATAGGTGGCGGCGCTGGTGGCGGCGGAAGCGATGGTGGTGGAGGTGGAGCTGGTGGCTTTAGAGAATCTAGTCCTTCTCCAGGAAGTGATTGGACTGACTCACCTTTAGGAAACCCAGGGGGTGGCTTGACAGCTTCAGTGGCTACGTTTCCAGTAGTTATCGGAGCTGGCGGTTCAGCTGGCGGTAACGGTAACAATTCAAGTTTTTCAACAATAACATCTGCTCTTGGTGGAACAGCAGGAGGTAATGGAGGTTCAGGTGGTGGCGGTAATGCACCAGGTGGAACTGGTGGAACAGGAAATACTCCTCCAGTAAGTCCTCCACAAGGTAATAATGGTGCAAACGGTGGAACAGGTCCTTTTGGTGGTGGAGGAGGCGGAGGTGGCGCTGGTGGATCAGGAAGCACACCTGCTCCAAGTAATGACATTGGAGGAACAGGTGGAGCAGGAGTTGGAACAGCAATTTACGCTAATCCTGCTGTTGGTAGAAACGCACCATCACCTCAACAACCGACACCTTTAAGATTTTTTGCAGGAGCTGGTGGAGGTTCAGGACCAGCTACAGTTGGTGGTGGAGGCGGCGGTGATACTTGCGGTGCTGGTGGTGGCTCAAGACGACCAGGAACAGCTCCTAATGGAGATACTAACGATGTTAATGGATTTGCAAACACAGGCGGTGGAGGTGCAGCTAATGCACCAGGGGGACCCTCAAGTCCAGGTAATCAACAAGGAAATGGAGGATCAGGAATAGTTATATTAAGGTACAAATTCCAAGGAAGTTAATATAAATTAATGGTTTTACAAATTTTTATAAATAATATATAAGGAGAACATTATGGCACATTACGCAAAATTAGGAGCAAACAATAAAGTTATAGCAGTTCATGTTGTAGCTGATAAAGATTGTCAAAATGCTGATGGTATTGAAGATGAAGAAGTAGGCAGAGAGTTTTTGGAAAGAATCCATAGCTGGCCTCTTTGGAAAAAAACATCTTACAATACACAAAACAATCAACACAAAAATGGCGGAACACCTTTAAGAGGTAACTATGCTGGTATAGGTATGACTTATGATGAAGATAACGATATTTTCATTGGTAAAAAACCTTATGCTAGTTGGGTTTTAAATACGTCAACTGCATCTTGGGATGCTCCAGTTTCAAAACCAGAACTAACAGCTGAGCAAGAGGCTCAAAATACACCAGCTGATGAAAACACAGAACCTACTCATGAGTGGGATCATGACTGGAATGAATCAACACAAAATTGGGATTTAATAAATAGAAAAGCTTAATTTATGCAGAAGGTGGTGTTATCTGAAGTTGACTTGTATCATGGTGAGGTTGATATGCCTGAAGGTTTTGATATCGACCGAGATCAAATAAGAAACGATATTATAGAGTCCTACGTAAAACAAAATAGAGTAAACAACAATCCACAAGCTTATGCTTTTGATGATTATGTTGTGCCTTTTTCTCAACCTCTTCAATGGACACAAGATTATATAAGAGATCATTGGAAGGTTGAATATGGTCGTACTTTAATATCTAAAAATATGCATGGTAATGTTATGCATCCTAAAGAAAAATCTTGGACAAGAAACCAGGTTGAGCCAGTTGATTTACGTAACTCACCAGACTATACCTTAATCTACGGTGTTGATGTTAAAGACGATTCTTGTAAATGTATTATTGAATATGATGATAATAGAAGAAAAAATAGAACTTGGCACATACCTATAAAAAATAATGGTTTTATAATGTTTCCAGCGACTAATAAATATTCTTTTTCACCTAATGCTTCTAATGGCTTGAACATAATTTTAACTATTAACTATGAATATATCTAATTATTACTGGTATTTTGAATCTGCTATTCCTGAAAGAATTTGCGATATGATTGTGCAGTATGGTAAAGCCGAAAAGAAAAGAGAAATAATGGCTATTACAGGTGGCTTTGGAAGAGACAGAGATTTAGAAAAACAACCTCTTACAAAAGATGAAGTAAAAGATTTACAAAAGAAAAGAGATTCAAATATTGTTTGGATGAATGATAGGTGGATATACAAAGAAATTCAACCTTATGTTCATCAAGCAAACGCAAACGCAGGTTGGAATTTTGATTGGGACCATTCAGAGTCTTGTCAGTTTACTATATATAAAAAAGGACAATACTATGATTGGCATTGTGATAGTTGGGATAAGCCTTATATGGAAGAAGGACCCACAAAAGGTAAGATTAGAAAATTATCTGTAACAGTGACATTAACAGATCCAAAAGAATACAAAGGTGGTGAGTTAGAGTTTGATTTTAGAAATGAAGACCCTGATAAAAAACCTAATATTAGAACATGCACTGAAATATTACCAAAAGGCTCGTTGGTTGTATTTCCATCTTTTGTATGGCATCGAGTCAAACCAGTAACAAAAGGAGAAAGGAATAGTCTAGTAATATGGAATCTAGGTTATCCATTTAAATAATATGAAACAAGGCGGAAGTAGTACACCACAAAAACCAAAAGGACATGTAGATTTTAAATCTGCATTTTATTTTCAAACACCAATATGGATTGCAGACGCACCTATGTTTTTGAAAAACGCAACTAAAGTTACAGATAAATATATTAAGAAAGCTGAAAAACTTTTAAAAGATAAATTAAAAAATGAACCTAAATGGAAAAAAGATATAGGCACATTTGGTTTATCTAAACATAGTGAGAGCTTTTCAAATGATCCTAAAGTAAAAGAGTTAGTTCAATTTATAGGTCAAAGATCTTATGAGTTTTTAGATTGGCAAGGTTTTGATTTAAAAAATCACAGCTTACATTTTACAGAATTTTGGGTGCAAGAGTTTAGTGAAAAAGGTGGTGGCCATCACGATACTCACGTGCATTGGAATCAGCACGTATCAGGATTTTATTTTTTGAAATGTAGTGAAAAAACATCTTATCCAATATTTCATGATCCAAGACCTGGTGCAGAGATGACTAAACTATTTATGAAAGATCAATCTAAAATTACATTAGGAAGTAATCAAGTTCATTACAAACCTAAACCAGGAACAATGATTATTTTTCCAGGTTATGTCCCTCATCAGTTTGCAGTGGATGCAGGCATAGAACCATTTAGATTTATACATTGGAATATTAAAGTTGTTGAAACAGCAATATCAAAAGAAAGGAGTCAAAGAAATGAGCTTTAAAAAAAATAAATACTGTGTCATTAAAGAGGCTGTTCCTAAAGATATAGCTGAATTTGTCTACAACTATTTTTTATTAAAAAGAACTGTTGCAAAGACTTTATTTGATCAAAGATATCTATCTCAATTTACAGAGGAGTGGGGAACGTGGAAAGATTCACAAGTTCCAAACACCTATTCGCATTATGCAGACATAGCTATGGAAACTTTGTTGATGAGAACTTTGCCTGTTATGGAAAAGAAAACGGGATTAAAATTATATCCAACGTATTCATACGCAAGAATATATAAACCTGGTGATGTGCTACACAGACATAAAGATAGATTTAGTTGTGAGATATCTACAACATTAAATCTTGGTGGTGATCCTTGGCCTATACATTTAGAACCAAAGAAAAATGTGGGTATACCTGATGGTAAAAAATTTACAGTTAATAGTAATAATAAAGGTATATCTATTAATTTAAAACCTGGCGACATGCTTGTATATAGAGGCATGGAATTAGAGCACTGGAGAGAAGAGTTCCAAGGTGATAATTGTGCCCAAGTATTTTTACACTATAACGACCAAAAATCTAAAAACGCAGACAAAAACATAAACGATGGTAGACCACATTTAGGGCTTCCTGCTTGGTTTAAAAAGTGATATATCCTTAGACTGGAGAGAGTGTCACCACCATAACACCACACTCTCTCCTGTTTAAGGATAAATTATGTTAGGATTAAGTGCATTTTCAGAGTTTCCGTTTGCAACAGCAGGTGAGGATAGAAATGTAACTATTACAGTTACTAAGACATCGTTAACGTTAACGATAGGTAGCATAGGTATTGCAGCTGATGCGATTACAGAGGATGCTACAGCAAATCCATTAACGCTTGGTTTTGGTACATTATCCATATCTGGACAGGCTAATCTAAGCCCTACGGGAAGCCCACTAACCTTGGCTACCGGAACAGCTGTAGTTTCAGCAGCAGCCAATATGTCAGTCTCTGGAAACGCATTGACTATGTCAACAGGTACTGTTACAGTGACGGCAGCAGCAAATGTAGACGTTACTGGTAGTGGATTAACTCTAGCTACAAAGGACGCTACGGCAATAACATGGAGTGCAATTGTTCCAGGCGCAACTATGGTCTGGACACCAATAGAACCTTATTAATATGGCATCAAGTTTTTCTACAGATACAAAACTAGAACTCATAGCAACTGGTGAAAAAGCTGGTCTATGGGGCACAATAACAAATACAAATTTACAAATATTAGAACAATCAGCCACAGGATATTTAAGTCAATCCATGGCCTCTGGGGACGTTACACTTACCTTAACTAATGGTGCTACTTCAGATGGTAAAAATGCTTTTTATGAATTAACTGGAACTTTGACTGGAAATAGAACTTTAACTATGCCTAGCGGTGCAGAAAGGTCTATTATCGTAAAAGACTCTACAACTAGAGGAAGCGGCTCTACACTTTTTTCTTTATCTGTTGTTACAGCTAGCGGGACTAGTGTGCCCATACCAATAGGCGCGTCAGTTGCCGTTGTGTCAGATGGCACAAACATGAAATTAGGATTGCTATCAAAAGGTTATGGAACTGTAAACTCAGCTTCTGTAACTTCATATACAGCTGTTGCTGGTGATCAACTTTTAACAAACACTACGACTGCAGGTATTTCAATCACATTGCCCACATCAGCTGCTACCGGAGATGAATTAACAATAGTAGATGCAAGAGGAACTTTTGCATCTAATAATTTAACGATTGCTAGAAACGGTCACAATATAAATGGAGCTGGAAGTAATTTAATTTTGTCAACAAATGGTCAAGCTATAACTTTAGTATACGTTGATTCAACTCGTGGCTGGGCTTTCAAGACAAACACAGCATAGGAGGATGAATTATGCCTCTTACACGAGTTAAATTTTTACCTGGAATAGATAAACAAAACACAACTGTCGGCGCAGAGGGACGTTGGGTTGATTGTGATAATGTAAGATTTAGATATCAACTACCAGAAAAAGTGGGTGGTTGGTCATCGTTAGTGACAGATACTATCGTTGGTGTGGCTAGAAAAATGTTTCCGTTTGTAGATTTAGATGGAAACCGATACGTGGCCATCGGAACAGATAAACTTTTATTATTATATTTTGAAGGTCAGCTTTACGATATAACACCTCTAGATACTGTAATTAATAATGCAACTATACAAACGTTTTCAGGATCAAGTTTAGTAACGATTACAAGTAGCACTGCTCATGGTTTAGAACCTAGTGATATTGTTTTTTTAGATGATACCACATTACCAGGTAGTAGTGGTTATTCTACTTCTGATTTTGATGGTAAAAAATTTCAAGTTACAAACGTATTAAACGCTACACAATTTCAAGTTACAGTTACAACATCAGGCACACCAGCAAACGCTGGTCCTGGTGGTAGTATAGATATTGCACCTTATGTTAGAATTGGTCCAGCTGCACAATCTTATGGTTATGGTTGGGGTATATCTGAGTGGCAAGGATCTGTTGCTGGCGCTGCAACATCAACTTTAAATGGTGCATTATTAAATGATACAAATGGTACAGGTGGATCTGGAACAAGTATTACATTAGCTTCAACAACAAACTTTACTTCTGCGGGTAGAATTTTAGTAGAGTCAGAATTAATATCATACGCATCTATTGCAGGTGCTGACTTACAAACTATTGTAAGAGGAGTAAATGGAACAGATAAAGCTGCTCACTCAGATGGCACGGCTGTAACAGATGCTACAAACTTTTCTGATTGGGGTGAAGCAACAGTTGCATCAACAGTGCAACTAGAACCAGGACTTTGGTCATTAGATAATTTTGGACAAGTATTAGTAGCAACAATTGCTAATGGTAAAACATTTACTTGGGATGCAGGAGGCACATTACCTTTAACAACAAGAGCTGCAACAACCACTTCTGGTTTTGCAACAGGTAACAATCCTACCGCAACGAGAGCTAGTTTAATATCTCCAACAACAAGACACTTAATTCATCTTGGAACAGAAACAACAATAGGTGATCCTACAACACAAGATGATATGTTTATAAGATTTTCTGATCAAGAAGATATAAATACCTACACACCTTCTGTAACCAACGCCGCTGGAACACAGAGACTACAAGATGGTAGTAGAATTATTGGTGCTTTGAAAGCTAAAGAAACTATTTTGATTTGGACTGATAATGCTTTGTATACCATGAAATTTGTAGGGGCACCTTTTACATTTGGTTTTGAACAAGTAGGAACAAACTGTGGACTAATAGGCAAGAATGCTGCCGTTGAAGTAGATGGTGTTGCGTATTGGATGAGCCCTAACGGTTTCTTTTTATATGATGGTACGGTTAAAACGCTTACGTGTTCTGTTGAAGATTATGTATTTGATCAATTAGATATTACAAAAGGTCAACAAGTAAACGCTGGACTAAATAATTTGTTTGGTGAAGTAACTTGGTACTACCCCACTACTTCGTCAACTTACAATAATCAATACGTTGTTTATAATTATGGTGAAAGCGCGCCTCAACTTCCTATTTGGTATATTGGATCTGAAGCTAGAACAAGTTGGATAGATGGAACAATATATCCAAAACCTTTTGGAACTAAATTTGATTCTACTGCAGATGGCACTTTTCCTACAATAGTTGGTTTATCTGGATTAGGACAGACTACTTTGTTTGAACATGAAATAGGAACAGATCAAATTAATCCTGATGGAACAACTACAACTGTTGCGTCAAATATAAAATCATTTGATTTTGATTTAGATGTACAAGGCACGGCAGGTCAGTTCTTTTTATTTATGAGAAGAATACTACCAGACTTTAAAAATTTACAAGGTGATTCTAAAATTACTATGTCTGTAAAAAGATTCCCACAACAATCAGACAGTGCAACCACATTAAGTCCATTCACAGTTTCATCCTCTACAAATAAATTAGATACAAGGACTAGGGGGCGATATGCAAATATTAAAATAGAAAATGATGGTGCTAGTCAATCATGGAGATTTGGTACAATTACACTAGACCTACAACCGGATGGTAGAAGATAATGGCGAAGATAGTAGTTAGATTACCAGAACCAAAACAAGAGTATGATATCTCTAACCAAAAACAAATTAATAGAGCTTTGACTACTGTTGTAGAACAACTTAATTCAACATTCTTGGAAACAGAAAAAGAGGAGCAACAAAGATTTAATTTCTTTTTATCGTAATGGCAAATGTTTATAAAAATATACAAGCAACAATTAGTTCAGCTGGGTCTGATGTAAGTATGTATACGTCACCAACAGCTACTACATCTATTATTAAAACTATAAGATTATTTAATACTCATGGATCTGCTTTGACAGTTACGACTAAAGTTAGAGATAGCTCTGCTAGCACTGATTTTGAGTTTAGCACAAACGTTGTAAATGCTAGTGATAGTGCGGATATGTTGACTTTTAATAATATTTTAATTTTAGAAGAAGGTGATATACTAAAGATGCAAGCTGCAACTACTGGTGTTATAAAGATGACAGCTTCAGTATTACAAATAACGAGGACATAATGCCATTTATTGAACAAGAAGCATCGCTAAGATACGAAGAAATTAACGGTAAGAGAGTGCCTATTATTACACCTCAGAGTGAGGTTACTCTTACTAATACCATAACAGGTAAAGAATATATGTCAGATGCAGAGGCTACGGCTGATGTAAATGACCCAAACACCGACACTAAACAAGAACACTTAAGAAGAGACGTTAAAATCACAGTAGAAGCACTACCTTTGGGTGGTGATTCTAAGTTGTAAAGGAGCAACAAATATAGTATTTTTATCTATGGCAATAACTAGAGCACAAATAGCAAGACAACTACTAGCAGAAGGTGGAGTATCATTAGATGACGCTAAGATGATGGCGCCTCCAGGTGAGTTTCTTGCATACATTAATCCAAAAGAAGCAGATATGTTAAGAGCTGCTGGTGGTTCTGGTATTATGACACCTATGGGTATTCCAAGTTTTGTTGACTTTGGTGGCTCTGGAACAGGCTATGGATCAGCTGCTGATACTTTTTCCGCAGCGTCAGGAAATCCTGGAGCAGACAGTCGAAGTAATGTTGGAGGAAATGGTGATAGTGATGGTGATGGTAATGAAGGAGTTAGAACACAAGATGTTTTTCCTAATATTGCTAATGTAGGAGCAAAAAATCTTCGTAGAGTTTCAATTACACCTTCAGGTCAAACAGATACTTTTAGATTCTCATCTCCTTTTGTAGCAACAGCTAAAGCTTTAGATAGAGGTTTAAGAAACGTATTTAAAACAGATAGAAAAAATTTAGAATTAAGAACAAACTTTTTAAGAGATAAAGGAGTAATAGGTCCTGGTGAAGAAGATGAAAAATACTCAGATGAATTTTTATTGTCTGATGCTGGATTAGATATGTTAAGAGGTATGGGATACAGAACTATTGATGACATGACAAAAGGTAGTGATGATAGCACACCAACATTGTTCAGACAAAAATTAGTTCCTGTACCAGAGACCACGGAACCTGAAAAAACTGATTTAGAAAAAATTATAGCAGATGCAGGTGATTTTAGATTTTTATTACCAGAAAGATTTAAACTAGAAGAGGGTGGTAGTGTGCCAAGACAAGCTTACGGCTTAGGTAGCATAGTAAAATCAGTTACAAAACCATTTAAAAAAGCCACTAGAGCAATTAAAAAAATAGCAAAGAGTCCTTTAGGTAGATTAGCTATAACTGCTGGACTTGGATATTTAGCCACTGCTGGACTTGGTTCTGTTGGATCAGGTGCTACTGGAACGGGTAGATTTAAATTTGATATGTTTAAAAAAGGTTTGACTAAAATAAATCCTTTGACTTACGTAGGTGATAGCGCAACATCCGAAGTTGCTAAACAAGTAGCTAAGAAAACTACTGAAGAAGCTGCAAAATCTACATTATTAAGAGATTTAGCTTTAATTACTGCTCCATCTGTCTTTGCTGGCATACTAGCAAAAAAAGATATTGAAGACGAAGATATAGATGCGGCTATTGCGAAAGCTAGAGAAGATGACTCTGGTTTACCAGAATTATTAGCTCAATTTGATGATTTTAGGTTTGTAGTCCCAGAAGATTATAGACAATCAGCTGCAGAAGGTGGTATGATGGATTTAGGTGGTAATGAGATGGATCTTAGAGGTGGTGGTTTTGTTCCAATCGGTAGAGAAGAGAAAGCAGACGATGTGCCTGCTAGATTGAGTAAGAATGAGTTCGTTTTCACGGCTGATGCGGTCAGAGCAGCAGGTGGAGGAAGCGTTGATAAAGGCGCAGATCTGATGTATAAAACAATGAAACAACTAGAGAATAAGGTAGCATAATGGCAATACAAGAAACTAGAACATTACCCGCACCGTTTATTGAAACACTTGGTGAAGACTATGCAAAGCAGCTAACAAGACTTACAGCTGATCCCATTGATACGTCCAAGTTTGCACCTACGGTAGCACCACAAGATCAATTACAAACAAAAGCAGCTGAACAAGCATTAGCTGGTATTGGAGCTTTTCAACCTTTTGTAGACGAAGCACAGAGATTAGCGGGTATGGACCCAACAACTCAACAAGTTACAGCTGCAGGTATTACAGCAGCACAAACACCATTTTTATCGCCATTCCAACAACAAGTTATAGACACAACATTAGCAGAGTTTGACAGACAAAGAGGGATGAGAGAACAACAAATAGGAGACGCTGCAGTTAGAGCAGGTGCTTTTGGTGGAGCAAGACAAGGTCTTCTAGAATCAGATTTTATGGCTCAGTCAGATCAAGACAGAGCAGCATTACAAGCACAATTACAACAAACAGGATTTCAACAAGCAGAGTCTGCTAGACAACAAGCGATTGCAAACCAATTAGGTTTTGCACAAGGTCTACCAGCATTACAATCACAACAGATTGGTTTATTGGGTCAAGTGGGCGCGATTCAACAAGCACAAGCACAGGCTGAACGTGATGCTACAAGAGAAGCAGAAAGAGCAGCTGCTTTTGAACCATACGAAAGATTAGGTTTCTTTGGATCTGGTGTAACAGGATTGATGGGTGGATACCCTGCACAGTTCCAATTTACGTCAATACCTAATCCAACACCATTGCAAACGGCTCTTGGAACAGGAGCAACGCTTGCGGGTATATACGGTGCAGTTAGAAATCCAGGACAATTACAATCAATACCAATACCAAGAGTATAATGAGAAGTAGAATATTAAAAAGACCAATGTTTAGAATGGGTGGTAGCACCGAAAACGTGGGTATTATGGATGGCATGCGTGCTAGATATAAAGATGGTCCAACAAATCAAGGTGTGCAAAAAAGAGATATTTTAGCAACACCAGGACTAAGTCCATTCTTAATTGATTTTGGTTTAAATTTATTATCTGCAACACCTAGAGGTAATATTCTTGCAACAGCAGGAGCTGCAGCACAAGATCCGTTTAGAAGATTTCAAGAAAGACAAATCGCTGCTCAACAAATAGCTAGTGATAGAGCATTTAAGGAAAAATTATTAGACAAACAATTAGAAACTGAAAAAGAAATAGCTGGTATAAGAAGAGATGATAAGCAAAAAGATGCTCTACTTAAATTTTACATGAAAGAGTATGGTAATTTTACTTTGGCTGAAGCAAGAGCTAATTATGATTTAGAAACACAAAAAACTTTAGCCTCTGCTTATGGAGCAGAAAATGTGGGAGAGCCATTAATAATTGATGTTAATAATATATCTGATAGAAAAAACTTTATTAAAGCTAATAAAAACAATGTTGGTAAATATTTCTATAGTTTATTAGATAATAGAACTTACAAACTAATTGAAACAGCAAAAGGCACGGATTTAGTGCCATTAGGTTCTTTAGATGAAGAAGGAGAAAACCAACCTAGTGAAAGTGATCTAGGTTTTGAACAAACTGAATATCAAAAAGAAATAGCTAGGAAAACAGAGGAATCTTTAAAAAGAAAAAAAGAGGAACAGAGAAAGAAGGTTCTAGAAAGTCTTCCATCCAACGCTTTTGATGAAGGAATCTAGGAGAATGAATGGCAAAATTTGTTCCCCTCTCAGAAGCAGAAAAAAACAACGACGCTAGTTTTTTTACCTCATTAGGTGCCGGAATCGTATCAGGTTTAATCAAAACAGTAGAAGGTGTAGTGTCTCTGGGTGCAGAGCTCGTGGACCTTGGAGCAGATTCAAACACAGTAGCAGATGTAGAAAGATTCTTTGATAAAATAAATATATTTGAAGATACAGCTCAAAGTAGATTATCAGGTAAGTTAACAGAAACACTACTTCAAATAGGTATACCTGGTGGTGCTGGATTTAGATTAGGGACAAAATTAGCAGACAAAGCAATTAAAGCTAAAAAAGCTGGCACATATGCAAACTTTAAATCACCAAGTGTAATGAAAGGTGCGATGGCAGCTGATAGATTAAACAAAAGAGCTGGAGCACAAAGATTTGCTGCTGGTGTGGCAGGAGGTGCAGCAGGAGAAACACTTGTAGCTGACACAGAGGACATAGGGACGTTTGGAGATTTCTTTGATGGACCAACCGCACTAGATAGAGATGAAGAAACAGGTAGAGATGAAGCAGTAAGAAAACTGTTAAACAGAATTAAATTTGGATCAGAGTCTATTCTCATAACACCTTTTGTATACGGAGCAGGAGCTGCAGGTAAAGCTCTAGCACAGAGAGGTAAAGATCTTGCTTACAGTAATCGTTCTTTTGATAGGTGGGTTAACAAATATATTGGTTCACCATTTAGACCAAGAGGTGACTTACCACAAGAAGTTTTTGAGTCCGAAATGCAAAAAGCAGGATTAAAAGCTAGTGATACATTTAGAGCGAAAGAGATCGTAGATAATATAACAAGAGAAACAGACAAAATATTTCCTAGAACTCAAAAATTTTTTGATACTTCAACTAACAAAGAACAAACGGATTTTTATAAAAGATTAAATGATTTATTGTTTGAAGGAGATTTATCTAATCCAATAAATGCAGGGGCAAAAGATAATTTTGTAAAATTTATGAGAGATAAAAAAATAGACTCAAAATCTATTGATGTTCTCACTAAAAACTTAGACGATGCAAGATTTGAATTTACAAACTTAATATCAATATTAAAGAACAATCAAAAAGGTGTAGAGGCTACAACAGGCACAAAAGATATACAAAAATTATTAAAAGAAAGAGTCCAAGGTTGGGTAGGTAATACTTATAAAATTTTTCAAAACAAGTCTGGTATAGCTAAGTTGTTCCAAACACAACCATACACCGATGAAGCTTACAGAGGTGCTGTTAATTTATTTAGAAGATATTTATCTAAGACAGATCCTAAAAGGACAACACCATATAATCCTGATAGCACAGAGTATGTAGAGCAAGCTAGATTTTTAGTTGACGATATTATTAATCAAGTAAAAATAAAAGGAAGACCAGGACCATTACCAGACTTTAAATACACCGATGGCACTATGATGACTCAAAAAACAAAAAGTTTTGAGAAAGCTGTAGGTAAAGGTAGTAAAGTATTCAGACAATTATTTGGTGAGATAGAGGATCCTAGGTATTCTGTATTTAATGCAATAACTAATTTATCGGCTGTGGCTAGAACAGCTACATACTTAGACGATGTTGCAAAGAAAAATGCAGATGTGCAAGCGGCTGGCGGTAGAGGATTTTTTTGGGCTGATGAAACAGTTGCAAAGCAAGCTGTAAACTCTCCACAAACGGGGATAGAGATTGTAGATATTTACGACGATGTTATTAAACAACTACCAGGTAATAAAGTTATTGTCAGTTCTGTACCTAGATACACTACAAAAGAAATAGCAGAGGGTATAAAGAATGCTAACAATATAGGAACGGGATTAACTTCTATAATTAGAGGTAGACAAGGGGCTAATCCTGCAGAAAAAGCAGTGACTTGGTTTTACAGAAATTTATTATTATTTCCAAAAGCAATATCACAATTAGCAAAAACAGTTTTATCCATACCTACACACTTACGAAACTTTTTCAGTGCTGGTGCTTTTGCTGGTGCAAATGGTATTTTGTTTGAAGGTTTAACTAACCCTAAATTACTAGCAAAAGCTTTTGCTGAAGGTATTGATACGTCCGCGTTATTAAAATTAGGACCAGGAAGCGCAAAGGCGCAAGCAGCTTACAGAGAATTGTTAGAGCTTGGCGTTGTAAATTCACAGGTTCAAATAGGAGATCTTATAAATTTATTACGTGATGCGGGAGGCGGTGCAAATATTGCACAAACAGACGCATTATTAAAACCATTTATGCGTAAATTAAAAAAACTTGGTCAATTTTTTCAAGGTAAATATGTTGCAGAGGACGATACGTGGAAAATCACAAACTTCGTTGTTGAACTAGATAGATTAAAAAAAGCATCTGCAAAACAAGGAATAGAATTAACAGATGATGTAATAAAAGGTTTAAAAAAAGAAGCTGCGGACATAGTAAAAAATACTGTACCTAATTATGCTTATGTTGGATCTGCAGTAAAAACAGCAAGAATATTACCCATAGGTAATTTCATGTCGTTTCCAGCAGAAATAATTAGAACAACAACTAATATTGCAGAAAGAGGTTTAAAAGAATTACGTCACTCTAAGCCTGTAAGAGGAAGTAATATAACACCTGTTGTTATTGATGCAGCCACAGGTCAATTAGTTAAAAATGATAACCCTTTGTATGAAACTGGATTTAAAAGATTAACAGGTATGGCCACTACTCTAACTGTTGTGCCAGCTGCTGTTGTTGAGGGTGCAAAAGCTCTTTATGATGTAACTCAAGATGAAATAAATGCTTTACGACAGTTTGTTCCTGATTGGTCAAAAAACTCTACATTAGTCCCAATTAAAGATAAAGATGGTGAGTTAAGATATATAGACTTTAGTCACAGTAATGCTTACGATGTAATCGCTAGACCTTTTAGAACTTTAGTAAATAATATTGTTGAAGGTCAACAAAATGATAGAACATTATTAGCTGGTTTCGTTAACGGTGTAGGAGAGGCATCTGCAGAGCTTATGAATCCATTTATATCAGAGTCTATTTGGACAGAAGCCACAGCTGATTTAATTATTAGAGGCGGTAGAACTAAAGAAGGTAGACAACTATACACGGACCAAACATCTGCAGGAGATAAAGCTGCAATAAGATTTTTACATTTAGGAGAAGCTCTTGCACCAGGATACAAACAGTTTGTTAGATTAGGACAAGCTGCTTTTGGCACACCAACAAAAAGAGGTGATCAGTTAGATATTGGACCAGAGCTTGCAGGTTTTATGGGATTAAGACCTATAAAAGTAAACCCACTAGATTCCATGGGATTTAAAATAGCTGAATATCAAACAGGTATTAGAAACGCCAGAAGAGAGTTTACAGGTGGGTTCTTTGGATTGTTAAGAGGTGGCCCTATTAAACCAAACGATGTTATAGATAGATATTTTAAATCAAACAGAGCTAGATTTGAAGTGCAAAAAGAAATGTACAAAAACATAAGCGCTGCACAAATACTTGGTGTTGATGACAGAAAACTAAGACAAGAGTTTAGAGATAGACAGATAAGTACAGGTACATATAGAGATTTAGAGTCTGGAAAATTTGAACCATACTTTCCATCTGAAGATATACAAAGAAGATTCGCAGAGATAGCTAACAATTTAGGAGATGTTAATGTGTTTCCAATAGTCCGTTCTACTTTAAGAACAATGAGAGACATATTTAAACAACAACCTTTATTTGGTGGTTTTGACGTACAATTAGGAGACTTCTTATTAGAAGATATTCGTACACCATCTTTACCACAACAACCACAACCTATTACACCTGCGCCTAGAGCAAACGTGATACCAAGTAGTGGGTTGACACAAACCGAGACTGCATTATTATCGCCCGAAGAACAAATTATAAGACAAAGGACTAGAACTTAATGGCAATAGAGCCCAAAACAACACGAGAACATATTGTAGCCCTGTATGGACACATATCAGGTGTTAAGAAAAATATTAATCATATGCATCAAGGTATTCACAAATTGGGCGGCAAGATAGACAAAATCTATTGGGTTCTTTTAGCAGCGGTGGGGTCCGTTGCCATACTTCTATTAGAGAGGTTTATAACTTAAAATCAAAAGATATAATTCTTTTTTTAAACGATATAGGGTTAGGTCTTGTAAAGTGGACGATGTGTTGTGGTATAACAACAATATCACCCTCTTCTGCCTTTGGTTCGTAAATTACACTTCTATCTTTATCATTATTCCAAGGCTGTAGATAACAAGTAGCTGGGGATTTCTTATGCATATCTAAATATAAAATACCACAATGACCTATAGAACCATGATTGTGTGGAATATGATAGTCTCCTTTGTCGTATGACGCTGACCAAGCACCATAAAAATTTAATATTTTACCATAGTGTTCAGATATTTGATCAAACTCCTCTTTAAATATTTTTAACAAAGCGCCAGATATTTTATTATTGTCTCTGTTACTATAAAAATTATTAAATCTTTTTTCAGGATATTTCTTAAGTTCTTTATTAATTAATTTTTTCTTTTCTTTAAAATTATTAGTCTTTATTGTTAAAAATTCTATTTTAAATGGTGTATCTATATCCATTGTTTTAGCTCCTCTCCCATTACTTTTGATGCGATATTTATTTTTTTACGTAAAGATTTAACGATCTTGGTATCTACAGTATCATCTGCTATAATATCTACATATGTCACTGTTTTCTTTTGCCCTATTCTGTGTGCTCTGTCTTCTGATTGCATTCTTTTTTCAAGATCATATCCGTTAGAATAATAGATAACAGTATTTGCAGATGTTAACGTGATACCATAACCACCTGTTTGTGGTGTGCCTACAAAGAATCTTACCTTATCATTCGTTTTAAAATTTTTGATAGCATAGTCCCGTTCTTCAGGTAACGTTTTGCCATAATAATGGACCACGGAACCCTGACCATACTTATCCTCTAGCAACTTAAATATGTTTTTAACGTCGTGTTGGTAGTGGGCCCATATAATAGCTTTGCCTTCTACTTCCTCTAACACGTCTAGTAGTTCTGATAATCTATTATTTCTAACTTCTTGTATTGTGCCATCATCTGCAGAAAAGTGACCACAAGTAATTTGATGTAATCTCATTAATTGAGACAAAGCAGTTGCCGTAGTCACAGTCTTACCATTCAATGTAGCCAAAGCTTCTTGTCTCATTTGTTTATATAGTTTCTTTTGTTCTGGAGATAATTCTATTTCTCTCTTAATATAAACTTTATCTGGTAAATCTAGACAATCTTCTTTTAAAACCCTGTACGAAAAAGGTTTTAATTTTTCAGCGAGCTCTCCTAAATTTTGATAACCAACAACTAAATTAATTGTTCTACCTGCTATATTAGCTCCTTTTATAACCGCATATCTATTTCTAAAAGAGTAGTACGATGGATGATTTAGGTGTCTTGGATCTAAGAACTCGCATTGTGTATACAAGTCTAGTGGATTTCTTGTAACTGGTGACCCAGTCATTATTCTTCTGTAGTCAGCATATCTAGCAATTCTCAAAATATTTTTTGTTCTTTTTGCTTTTGGATTTTTTATCGTAGTAGACTCATCAATAGCCATCACCGCCCTATGCCCCGCTAAAAACTGGCTAGCAAAGTTTAATCCTTTTGATGTACTAAAAGCTTCAACATTCATTATTAATATGTGAAGATCTCGTCCTGCTTCAAACAATCTATCTAATTTAGTTTGTTGTTTTTTGTTTATGTTAGACTGCCACAATACGGTCACATTCTTGACATGATCTGGTAAGTGTGCAGGAAGTTCTTGATTATACCAAGTTCCCACTACACCTTTAGGTGCAATAATTAAAGCACCATCTACTTTTTCATTATCGTAAAGTGCTGTTAAATTATCTATAAGAACTTTTGTTTTACCTGTACCCATTTCCATAAAGTATGCAAACGTTTCTTGATTCCAAGATTTTTCTAATGCAACCTGTTGGTGTGCATAAGGATCAGTTTTAAATTTGAAGTCCATAACTACTTGACATCAATATAGGATAATGCTATTAAAGTCAAGTACTTTAAAAAAGTATAGAAACGGAGAAAAACGAATGACGATTAATTTTGAGAAGGACCAAGTAGAAGTCTTTGACAAAACTAAAAATATAAACAGACTTGCAGATAAAATAAAAGAGTTGCAAGCACATCAACAACAACTAGAAATCCAAGAAGACGCAATCAAACAAAAAAAGAAAGACATAGAATATTTATCGGGAGAAGTGATACCGACTATGTTGTCTGAAATGGGTTTATCTTTTTTAAAACTACAAGATGGATCATCTGTAGAAGTTAAAACAAATTACAGCGCCACAATAACTCAAGCCAAAAAAGAGGAGGCGTTTAACTGGCTCCGTCAGAACGGACTCGGCGACATCATCAAAAATGAGGTTGTCGTATCCTTTGGACGTTCTGAGGATAACAAGGCAGCAGCTTATGCTGAACTTGCGAAGGGTCAAGGGCTCGAACCGACACAAAAGCTGAAGGTAGAGCCTATGACCCTGAAAGCGCTCGTCCGTGAGCGTCTCGAGGCAGGAAAAGAAATGCCAACGGAACTTTTCAACATTTATGTTGGAAACAAGACAACAATAAAGAGGAAACAATAATCATGAGTGAAGTACAAGTAAAAAAGAGAAATGAAGTAAGTGCGAATATGTTTGAACAAGACAAAGGCCAAGGTATTGCAAATATCTCGCAAGAAGATCTTGCTTTACCTTTCTTAAAAGTTCTTGGTCAACTATCTCCAGAAGTAAACAAGAGAGACGCTAAATTTGTGCAGGGGGCAGAACCTGGCATGATAATAAATACCGTGACAAACGAGATTTATGACGGCGAAAAGGGGATAGAAGTCATTCCATGTCATTACAAAAGACAGCATATCGAATGGCAAGATAGAGGTGAAAGTCAGGGAGCTCCAGTGAAAATATATGAAGCTGG